TTATTGTAACACACTATAATATTTTTTGTCCTTTTGTTTCGCAGAATAAATCCAGGATCACCATTTTCAATGACTTGTATTTCATACAAAGGAAATTCAGTAATTTCTTGTTGTTTTGTTTTCTTGATTGTCCGGTGTGCCAAAACCGGTAGCCATTTGTTGAACGTAATATCTCCGTAAACTGGATGCTTGATATTCATTTTTTCGTTTTTGTTTCCATAGAATTGTTTTCAGAAAACTCAAATCAATTTTTTTAAATTTTCAAATATATTTTGTTCATTATTATTTTTTGAATATTAATGAACATATTTAACAATTAACTTATTTTTAAGATACTTTGAATTTTATTGGGAATGGGGGGGATATCTTGAGATTTCAGTCTACTTACTAATTCGAGTAAGCGAGTCCGCCCATACCACTCATAATTCTAAGAACATTGTAGTTTCTGGCGTAGACGCGCACCTTGGCGGTGTTTACGCTCTCAACAGTGGCGTTCGAGAGAACGAGCTGAAGGGTGGCGTTGTCAATGCGCGACATATTGCAGGTGCCCGACGGCTGGTGCTCCTCCGGGCGGAGCGCGAACGAGTAAACGTTGACGCCGGTGTCCGGAGCACGCGAGTGGTGCTGCCACGGTTGAACCTGGTCGAAGTAGGTGCCCTCACGCTCCGAGAAGCGGTCCTGTCCGTTAAGCTGTAACTTGGCAGTAACAACCGGATTCTCGCCCCAGCAGTGCATGTCGAGCGAGGTCTCGGCGAGGACGAAGGTGCCCGCATCCGAAACTCCCGACGAAACACCGGACTGGGTTTGGTTCCAATCGCCCGCGAACTCGGTGCCGACGGCAGTAACATCAGCGGCACCCGCGGTCTCGAATAGCTCGTTGGTGATGAACGCCTCCTCGCCTATAACACCGGTCGGGCCACCGAACGCCTTAATAGAGTTCGGAAGAGCATCAACGGCATCGGTGTAGTTGAACGGCTGAGCGCCAAGAGCCTTGTAAAGAGTCTCGCCAGCAGTGAGCGAGGCGCAGTAGTCAACATTGGCATCCGGTTGGACAACCCAGACAAGCTCCTTACACGGGTGGTTGAAGTTGAGTCTGACCTTGTTAGACGACGAACCAACCGACTCAGCGCCAGTGAACTGAAGCTGCTCGATAAGGTACTCGTGTGGGTTCTGGGCCATGCGGCGTCTCTCGTCAGTGTCAAGGTAGACGTAGTCAACATAGAGCGAAGCCGAAACGAGCGACTGAGCGTAAGCGCCCGAAACCTTAACATCGCTACTATTTCCTCCCTCAAGAGTGCTTACAGCGAAAAGGCACTCGTCAATAGCGCGGAGGTCAAGGTTAATCTTGACCTCGTGGTATTGGAGGGCAATGAGCGGAAGCGCAAGACCCGGGTTGGAGCAGAACCAGAATTGAAGCGGGACATAGAGAGTGGTCTCCGGAAGAGCCTTTCTCGGGGCGCAAACTTGTCTCGGCGCCGACGAATCGCACGGGCCGTCAACATCGGCGAACGACGGATCGGTAACGAAGGTGAGTTGAGTGGTGTTACCAACCATCTTGTAGTAACCAGCCTCTTGGTTCTTGTCCATGGTGAGCTGGCACCAGATGTGCATCCAGTCACCGTATTGCTTCTCAATTCTCTGACCACCAATCTCAACCTCAACGTTCTCAATAAGCTGGTGACCCGGGAAGTCAAGCCACCTGGCGTAAACATAGCCATCAGTGTTGAGCGATTGTCCAATCTCCGGAAGGGTAACCTGTAAGTAGGTTCTGTAAGCTAAGTCACCATTTCTCGAAACGGTGCATGTAACTCTGCGTCCGAAATCGGCTTGACCGTTGAAAGTCTGCTCAATCGACTCCATAGCGAAGTTAGTGTGTCTCCTGTAGGTGACCTTCCAGAAGGTAATCTGCGGATTACCAGTCAAGTAAACATCCTGCGCGCCGTAAGCTACTAATTGCATTAAACCACCACCCATGATTTTCTGTTATACTATACTAAAAGAAAAAAAATAATTTTTTTTCAATTTAAATTAAAATATTTTGTAATAAATTTGTTCAAAAAATCCTCGGTAAATACTTGTTTCTCTTTACTTTTATGCTTTGAAAATATATAACTATTCTGTTTTTTTTTAACAGTCCAACCATCTTCAATTGCGTTAAAAATGAAAACCATTTTACTGATATTTTTGTTGTTTTTACAATGTTTGCTTAGATCTATCTCATTCATTTGATTATATTTTTTATTTTATATTTAAAAGAAATACACAAAAGTTCTTATATGTCCGAAATTGAATCAAATTATACACTAGACAAATTATTCTCAAATCAAATCAATTCGTTTAAAGAAGAAGAAGCTTTGATTATAGAGAAATCTAGGATGAAAATATTATCCATTGAAAATAAAATAAAAGCCTCTAGCAGAAAAGACAAAATTAAAAAATACAAAGAAAGGATACAAGCTCTGAATCATAAAATGAGTGTTTCTCATAAAAAAATGAATGAGTATCTACTTTCCAATTCAGAACATTTATTTGATTATTTTGTTACAAAGCAAAATATTGAAAAAAACAATAATCCCAAAAAGGCATTGGATAATTTTTTTAGTAAGTCTAAAAAAGAAGAATACATTTCATATAGCAAATGTAGTCGGAATATGAAAGAATATCTAAAAGAAAACAATTTTGAGGTGTACATTGAAAATTATCATTATCATAACAATACTACCGACGAATGTGACATGTGCAGTGTATGCAACGAGGGCGAACTTATAAAATCTATATATGACGGTATATTGATTTGTAATAAATGCTTTTCAACTGAAAAATATTTGATTCACAATGACAAACCAGCATATAAAGAACCTCCTAAAGAAATATCATTTTATGCCTATCGGCGCATAAATCACTTCAAAGAGATACTAGCACAATTCCAAGCTAAAGAGTCAACTGATATACCAAACAGTGTGATTGAAGATGTTAAAAATCAAATAAAAAAAGAAAGAATAACGTTACATAAACTCACGAGCAAGCGGACTAAAGAAATTCTTAAAAAACTGGGATATAACAAATATTACGAACATATAACATTTATAAAAGACAAAATGGGAATAAAGCCGCCAATTATGAGTCAACAATTAGAAGAAACGCTGTGTAATTTGTTTATAGATATTCAAGTTCCATATGCCAAATTCTGCCCAAGCGACCGTGTAAACTTCCTCAATTACTATTATACACTATACAAACTATGTGAACTTCTTGATGAACGGAAGTATTTGCCACATTTCCCTATGTTGAAAGATCAAAAGAAAATAGAGCAAGATGAAATATGGAAAAATATTTGTCAAGATCTAGGATGGGATTTTATACCTACTCTTTGAAATGTACAATGTCGTTTAACACGATGATAATATAACGAATATTCATTATATTATCAATCAATTACGATTTACTTAAAATCCGCCAGGGAATCTTACTAGATTCGCGCCGATACCGAAGCCGGCACCGGTTCTGGCAGTCTCTCCCATCGACGGAATGTAAGTGTCAAGAACCGAGAATGTTGCGGCGGCGGTGAGGGCAATCAAACCAATTTCATCCAACTTAAGTGAAGCCTTCGGAATTGCGTAGCACGCGATAGCTACCATAAGACCCTCTACTAAATATTTAATAACTCTTTTTAAAACTTCTTGAACGTTCAACATCATAATATTATATTATATAAATAGAAAAAAAATATAAATAACTTTACTCTATAATATAGATAATGTCAGAACATATTGATTTGCTAGATGAAGATAGAGGAATCGCCGAACAAAAGTTTGCTTGCTTGTCTTTTGTTTCACCTGAGAAGATACTAAAGGATAAAAACCTTTACTTTTTTGAAAAATTTACCGATCAATATAATTTCAACAAACAAGCTGAATTGTTGACAAAATTTTCAAATTATATATCCTACAAGTATCAACTAAATGCGGAAGATATCATGAACGATCTCAAAGAGTTCTCTACAATTGAGAAAGATTCGATGTATGAAAATATTCAAGATGATTACAAAAACTTCATGGACAAGAATGAAGAAAAATATGAGTCGCAGTTTAACAAGGAACACTCATTTCAGACATCGACGAGAGGCTTAAAGGTGAGGGGTGTATTTCCAACTCAAGAAGAGGCTGAAATGAGGTGCAAGATGTTGCGCCAGGTTGATCCGAATCATGATGTGTATGTTGGTCCGGTCGGAATTTGGATTCCATTTCACCCGGACGCATACAAAACCGGAAGAGTCGAATATCTTGAGAATGAGCTCAACCAACTTATGTATGAAAAGAATCAAAATGAAGAGCAAGCGAAGTTGCAAT